CCCCTTCCCTCCTACACACGGTACTATCTAAGCGCTAAGCTACGAGATAGTTGAGTCTAAATACGACGACCAGGCCTTCATTCCCATTTGGGCGAAGGATTGCTGGATCACGCGGATAACCACCTATATTGGCAGGTCCCCGTGGCACCTTGCGTGCCGTATTTGCGAGCCTCTCACGAGGTTCCTCATAACCGTTTTCGGGCCCGTCCCCACGGGCACACCTGGTACATTTAGTGTACCAGGGCAAGGTTAGGGTGGAGATTAAGTTCTCCAACATCGCCGGTTTCTCCATATTCCGACAACGCTGTCCAGCATTTTGGATTCCATTTAATATGAGTAGGAAAGGAAGGTCTTATAGACACCCTCGATTCCTCATTTTGGAAACTAAAATTAGCAAGCTTGTTGAAGTCGAGCATCCCGAAGAAGGATAAATCAATTCCCTCAGCCTCTCTTTCTGCCTGTCGGAGGGTCCTTTCAAAAAGGGCACCTTCTGACAATTCACGACTAGAACTTAGTTCTAGATGGGACAGATCAGGGACTTTAAAGCCAAGATTGGCTGAGGTTCGATCATTCATTAAAGATTGTGGTAAGAGATATACGGGGATTGCATCCCCCTTCTCTGTCTGAGGCTTTGAAAGCTTCAGTCGTAAATCAATCTTCTTTTGAATTAGACCATTTTGGATCACTTCTTCTGGGTCAAACCATGACAACCCGGCAACTCTAAGAGCAACTAACTTCTGACGGATGGTCGAAGTATTGCAGTTACCAGGTAAACCAAGGCCTCCTAACGTATCAGGTAATGTCCAGGATCTCTTCGATCTCTTGAGAGCATTACCATTATGATACATAAAGGACTCGACCATACGTTCCGCCTGCTCAGGATACATATCTAAGTGAGAGATTGCTTGTTTCAGCTTTGCGCTTGTCGCAAATAACTGAGCATCCTCGTCCAACTCGGACATTTCCTCACGTCTAGTATCTGACTGCACTTTACTTTTTCCGGCTATCAAACCTGGATCAACATGATTCATTGCCACGATAGCTCGTACTTCTGTCGGTTCAGTACCAAACATTTCCTCTTTACTCATTTCTCCTCTCCACACCTTCTCCCAATCCTCCACTGTATATCCATAAGAGATCCAGTAACAGGTGCTATTGATCATCATCCAATCCCGTGATTGAAAATTCTTTCCGATCGAGGGCGTAAGCCCTAATTCGGTCATAGTTTCCTTCCAGATTTGATACAGACGATCATCGGAAATGAAGACAATATCGTCTCCATTAACCATCACACAGTACTTTTCAAGGTCCTTATAACTCAACTCTCTCCCCTCATAGCGCTCGCACGCTACCCAGAATCCTGCCATATTTATAGTGCAGAGTGCTGGAAAAGAGGATGGACTCCCCATCAACTGTCCCCACGTCTGGGTAACAGGTGAAAGGTCGACTTCTATCTCAGCCGCTTTCTCTACCGCCCATTCTGGGTAGTGGATTAAGTGACCGGTCATAGTTGACTTTAGCCTTTTAATTTCTAGATCATTAAGCTTCATCGCTCTCCCTACGGAGTCGCAATAGCCTAAAGACACAGTTGGATTCATCCCATCAGTAGCAGCGTCATAATCACCGGCCACCCAAAACCAACCTTTAGGAATAATCTTTCCTGCGAATTGACTTGTGAACAACTCTTGAGAATGCCTCAGACCCATTAGTTTCATGTACTCATCCTTACGGAGAGCACCATGGATCGATTTTTGTAGCATCCTCGCCCAATGATAAACTGGGGCATCGCCAGATGTAATAATCCTGGCTTTAAGAGGTTCGAGCACGGTGTGTACTTGTGCACACAGCTGTATTAGCGGGGTCTGGATAAACTCCTGATCTTGCAATCGCAAGTACTCATAGAATTCGTAGACTTCCTCAACTAATGATAGGGGGGAGTAAACAGGTACTGGTTTCCATCCTTCTTCGATATAGCCTATAAAAACAGGTCTAAGATCACCGAAGAATTGTGTAAACCACCCTTGGGCACCACAACTCTTACGAGAGTGGGTGAAGGTCGAATTAATCGAAGGGGGGCGCCAAGCCACCTTTCGCGCGCGACGCATATTCTTTTTAATAATACGCTCAATTTTCTCACACGCTAGGGTGGTAGTCTCACCAACAGTACCAAAATCTTGAGGTACTTCCTTGGGGACTTCGTTCCAATCATCGTCAAAAGCGAGAATCTGTACTTTTCCGGGCTTTTCTAGACCCTTAAAGGCAGCTCCTGTCATGTTCTTCTTATGCTTAACGAGCGAAGCAAGCTCATCTTTCCATGAAAGTGACTCGCTGCAACGCTTGGTTTGCATTAAGGAATAGAAGAACGGGACATGGATCTCCTTGGGTTGTAGTTTCATCTTTCTTATAAAACGAAAGAATTTACCACCTGCTAGAAAACCTTTCCGGAAGGGAAATATATCAGATTCGCTGTACTCAGGCTCCTCCTGCTGACCCGTGGCCATACAGAAGAGCAATGTCGTCTGGAGCTTCCAAAGCTTCGCAAAACGACCTTGCATGAAAAGGACTGTCCATATTACGATGAACTCAGAGAATAACTCCAAGTTCAGGACTCGATCACAGACACTATAGGTCAAATCCCAGATACCAAAAACGATACCCCGAATATTACCTACTATCCTCTCCACCCACCTTTTCCTCGCAGCATCACTCTCAACTTTCTTAGGGCCCTTCCTCTTGAGTTTCAACTCGGAGGAGGTCTGAAGATCAGCTGGATGCAAAAAGGGAACACGCAAGATATCTTCATTTATTTTCTTGCGCGGACAACCTGTTACCAAACAAAGGTTGTCGACAATAAGCCCACTTATGTCCGTCTCACTAATGTGATCGGCCCAATCTAATGAACTTAACTTCCCCTTAAGGGAGGTTGACTCTTGATTGACAGTCTGGCTTCTACCAAATACCATCTGCCGACCGTAAAGTACGTTCTCAAGTCTCATAAAAATATCATTGAGACGAGTTCGCTCTAAACGGGAGTCGATAGTCATGTTTTCCACTGTTTGTGGGACCTGTGACTCAGGTCGGGTTTCCCCCTCTTGCGCAAGCGAGACGCGGGGTGAATCCATCTTTGTTTCAGTGTTCTGTAAAATAGTGTTAGAACTCATG